TATATAAGGTGATAAACCAAGATGGTGTGGTCCAATCAGGATGTGCAGTTTTTAATAAAAAACAATAATTTATCTGCTAAAGAACTATCTAAAAGTTTAGGATATTCTGAATCTTCAATACATCATAAACGTAGTAAATTAAAATGTTTATCTAATAGAACACCATCCAACTGGTCTAGGCGTATAAGAAATAGTAAATTATCACCGGAAAGTGGGACAAATAATGGCAATCAAACGCAATTTTTCGCAAAAAAATGAGTTAATTTACGCGATTCACCATTTTTCATTAAATCAGGATACTAGGGAAATTTTTATACAAGGATTTTTCGATAATGAAACGGAAAGTTCTGAAATAGATTATAAAAATGCGGCTATCTTTCTTAAAAATATACAATACCTAATAGCATTAGATTCAACCAAGCCTATTGTTGTACACTTATTTACAGTGGGTGGTGAATGGGATGCTGGAATGGTTATATATGATGCTATAGCTACCTGTCCAGTCCATGTAACAACAATTGTACATGGTCAGGCATACTCAATGGGCAGTATTATTCTTCAAGCGGCAGATACCAGAATTCTTATGCCAAATGCCCACTTTATGGTTCACGAAGGGTGGACTACCATCTGTAACACTTCTAAGGGTGCGGTATCCACAATGGAGTATGAAAAAGAAGTGGGTGAAACAATGATAAATATCTATGTTAATCGTTGTAAAGATGGAGAATTTTTTAAGGACTATAAAGTGCCCGCAGTTAAAAAGTATATTAAGGGAAAGATGGATAGAAAACAAGACTGGTATCTAAACGCTGAAGACAGTGTTAAATATGGTTTTGCCGATGGTGTTTTAGGAGCTAAACCAGAATATAAAGATATATATACGATTTTGAATAAAAACGGTGTATAATAGTGTAGGAACAGGACTTAGATTTGTTGGATAAATGGACACTTTTACTCACCCACAATAGGGAGTAAAAAGATGGCTATTTCAAAAAATGTTGTAGTAAATACAAGTGGTACTAATTTAGCTGGTACTGCATCAAATGGTACTAATACCAATACGTTCTTCACCGCTGCTGGCGTTCCTTATTCCAGTGGTTCTACCTATATATCCTCACAACCCAAGGTGGTTGGTGGAACTGCGCTTACAAAATTTGCCGCTTCGGCAGGTTTAGGTGCGCTTAATTCACTTAGTCTTGGATATGCTGCTGGTGTGACCCCAACAGGTCCAGTTTCTTACCGTGGTGCTAATAATGGCATTTCTTGTGCTTTTATTTCTGGTGCATTACACGGCTTTAAGGCTGCTGCTAGTGGTGGATATTGTGCGTTTACCGGTGTTACTGGTCCTGCCGTGATTGTTGGAACCAAACTTTATGTTGGTCCAAGTGGCACTGGTCAAGTAGCTATTGGTAATAACATGCCCGCTAATGCAGTATATGGTATACATACCGTAACAGCGGCTAATGCTTTAGATATTGTTACAGATAGAAAAGATATACCTGACGCTGCTGCTAACACAACCAAGGTAACAATGCAGGCTATTAATACATCATATAGTTTTGCTACTCTTACTAAGGGTGCATATGTTGGCTATAATTTAACCAACAAACTTGCTGGTGTTTACAGTACAGTATTGCGCGCTCCGGCTAATGATCCTTCAAAGAATGGTGTAAACATTCATCGCTCTATCAATAAGTTAGAAGCTGTTAGAACAACCAAGTTTTTGACCGCACTTCGCGCTGGTTCTTACAACAGATTTACCGGTAAGTGGATAACTGCTCCTACAGTATCTAATGATACTTCGGCTACTGCTGCTGGTGGTAACTTAACTAATGATGATGCGGCAACTATTAACCCAAGAACTGGTGTTGCTGGTGATATTATTATTAAAACTGGTAGACCAAAACCTTGGGCACCGGATTGGGATGGAGTTCCAACCTATAGCAAAAAGACTGACTAACAATTTTATTTAACAACCACTGGGAGCTATAGGCTAGGCTATAACTTAGTTTATAGCTCCCTTTTCTTTTAATATATAGGATATAATATGGCTACTACTAAAGCGACTCCGCACGATTGTCCACTGAAGGACTTTGTTATTCCACCAACCTCTCAAGATATAGAGGTATCTCATCAAATGGATACTAGGGTAGGTCGATTAGAAGGTGTTGTTGAAACCCTTACCCATGATATACATGAGGTATCTAATAATGTAAATGTAGTAGGAAAACAAGTAACTGAATTAAAAGATATGTTCAGTGATACTATAACAAAATTAAGAGATACTTTTAGTACACAATTAGATACTGCTACTAGTAGACTTTCCCAATCCACCAAACCACAATGGCAAACCATTACAGCTTTTGTATCTATAGTGGTGGTTATGTTAGGTATGGCGGGTGCAGTTGTTGGATTAATAATGTCTGGACAGGCAGATAATATTAGAAATGTTAAAGCTAATACAGAGTTAATATCGGAAAGACTATTTAATGCTCAGTATGAAAAGGGCAAGGCTGATGCTATTAATGGAATGACATCAGATCATCTCAAGTCTTTAGATATTACTCTACAAAGAGAAATGACATTAATTAATGAAACAACTAAAGCAGAAATTAAAGGGTTAGATGAAAAACTTCAATTAGAACTTAATTTAGTTCGTCAAAAAATTGATGCAGATGTAAGTGTAAATAAAGAAGATGTAATAAATATGCGAACATGGAGATTAAAACACGCAGAGGAAGATTCGGCGGCGGGTGCAAAAGTTGCTGCTAAACAAGAAATGATTGAAAAAAGACTAGACGAAATGGATAAAAGACAGTGGGATTATAGGACGGATAAATTACAGGCTTATGAAACATTAGATATAACAAAGAAAAAAGAATAATGCACGAACATGATAGGATATATATTCCATATGTAGAGGCGCGCAACCTTATAAAAGAGGCTGATCTTCTTCTATATCGTAGTCAGTGTTGGTATTCAGATTTTATTAAGAAAATTGGTAAGGGCGAGTATAGTCATGTTGGCATGGCATCTTGGCATAATGGAACCCCAGGTGTAGAAAAAATATTAGAGACTATAGAGTTTAATGGATGGCGTGGAGGTGGGGCAACCACTCAGATGAGTCATCTATTTCCAAAATACTCTGAACATATAGATATTTATCGTGCTAATACAGAAAATGAACAAATGTATTATGATAAAGAAACGAAAGATATTAAAAGCCGCTTTGTTAAGTTTGATCCTAAATTTGTAACTAACACCATGCGTAATTTAACCGGTCTACCCTATGGCTGGCGACGGATTTGGTGGTTTATCAAGAGAAATCTTTTCCTTTTTAGGTTTTTTTATAATATCGAAAACTTGACTTCTGACGAGATAAAGGATATAATATATCCAGTGTGCAGCACTTCTGTTGCCTATTGTTTTTCTACTGCTAAATTTGATTTAATTCACGAAAAAGCAGACGAATGGACAGAACCATCAGACTTAGCTCGCTCATCAATGCTTAATTATCTATTTACAATAGCATAAGACAGGTATAAAATTAGGAAATATTATGAAAGCTGTTGAAAATCTAGCGTATGACACATTAAAGGTCGCCTATAAAGACGAGCCACCACAAATAGTTATTGAGATTCTCACCATTATCTCAATTATAGTAGGTATTATTGGTATTATTCAGCGTTGTAAAGCCGCCAATGTAGCTGATAGAGTTAAAAATCATAAACCATCTGATAGAATAGCTATTAGAAGAATTATGAGAAAACATCTTACTAGAGAACAATTTAAATCAGAAAGCGGTAAGATATTAACTGGATTATTAAAGGTTGGAGAGGACACCAGCCCAGAGGACATTCAAAAAGCATATGAAGAAGGAATAAATGAAAATAATTAGTCTGTTTGACGGATTATCTAAAAAAGCCGCCGAAAAAATAAATCACTGGCACGACCATTGTAGACAGGATAAAACTACCCCAGATTGGGACATAATATTTCTTCGTCAAGCATTTGAATGGCGAGAAAAGTCTCACGACGCTCAAACAGGATGTGGTGCCGTATTAGTTCGTGATAAACGAATTATATCTAGTGGATATAATGGTTTTATACAGGGGATAAGAGATGATGTACTCCCTAATTTAAGGCCAGAAAAATATGGATTTATGATCCACAGCGAGCATAATGCTATATTAGATTGCGCGCGCCAAGGTAAATCTTCTAATGGTTGTACTATGTATGTAACTGGGCAACCATGTCTTAATTGTTATCAGTTTATGTATCAGGCTGGTGTATCTGAAATAGTTTATGGTAATAATGATATTAAAATGATAAATAATGATGAAGAATATGAGACTAATCTTGAAATATTTTTATGGCTTACCCGTAATAAGTTAAAAGTACGCTATGTGGACTACCCTAAACTATGAAACTTATAGCATTACTATTATTATGTAGTATTAGTTATGATCGTCCACTTCATGTTGAAAAACCAAAGGTGGAAAAGCCCAAATCAGAGATGAAATTTTATAATGTAATTGAGTCTGCAACATCCACCCCTATAATTTTAATGCCCGATCATATGCCGTGGATGCGTGGGGATTATGTTCCAGAATATCCTCCAAATGTACCATTTCCCGGTCTTAAAACTAAGAAAAAAGAGTATTATTTAGAGATAAAGTTGCCCCAATAATTTTGAAAATTTTTCATATGGGCATTTTTATTATACTACCAAACGGTGTATTAATATAATAGGGAACGAGTAAAACATAAAGAACTGTGACCTCTTTAGGTCCATTGTTAAGGTGACACATTACTCATATAATTGATTCCCTAAAACAAAAATCAACGTGTCACCTTTAAAAACTACAACCCGTCTATAAGAGGTCTTATGGGCGGGTTTTCTCATCATTTTAAACTAACTAAGGAAAATTAGTAATGGACGAAGAAAAATTCACATTTGAGATTGTTGTGGCTGTAAGAGACTCTTTAGGACAAGACACTGGTAAGCGCAAGAGCTATGCTAGTGATTCAGCATACAAAATTTGGGAGTTTTATGCTAAGACTGTTGGCAATACAAACAGCAAAAAGAAGAAAAAGATTTCCAACCTACCAGACGCAGACGAAGCTCAGTCTATCTTAAAATCAATATATAAAGATGAGCCTGTAAAAGTCTAGTGCGGGTTATATACACATTTTGAATAGAAAGAACGGAGATAATATATAACCAATGAATATTGTACCATATGATGAAGCCTATAAAGCATCATTAGAATATTTTAATAATGATAATTTAGCGGCAAAAGTATTTGTGGACAAATACGCGTTAAGAGATAATGATGGAAACCTACTTGAAAAAACACCAGAAGAAATGCACTGGAGACTAGCTGGAGAATTTGCTAGAATAGAAAGTAAAAAGTTTAAAAAGCCTCTATCTAAAGAAGAAATTTTTAGTTACTTAGATCGCTTCAAATATATTGTTCCCCAAGGTGGAATACTATATGGACTAGGCAATAATAAACAATATGTAACCTTATCAAACTGTTATGTTATAGACCCACCTGCTGATAGTTATGGTGGTATATGTTGGTCAGATGAACAATTAGTTCAAATTAGTAAGCGCAGAGGTGGATGTGGCACTCATTTATCCTTTCTAAGACCAAATAAAACCCCAACTAAAAATTCATCCAGAACTAGTACCGGCCCCATCTCTTTTGCTAAGAGATTTTCTCATTCTATTAGAGAGGTTGGTCAAGACGGTAGGCGCGGTGCTTTAATGCTTATGATGCACGATAAGCACCCAAACGCATCAGAATTTGTGCAGTCTAAAAGAAATATAGAAGAAATTACCGGGGCAAATATATCTCTAGCTATATATGATAAGTTTATAGTAAGTGCCCTAAAAGATGGTGAATATGAACAACAGTGGCCTATAGATAGTTTAAATCCAACTATAAAACAAACCATTAAGGCTAAAAAACTATGGGACACCATTGTAAAAACAGCGTGGGAATCAGCCGAACCCGGAGTTTTATTTTGGGACACTATTATTCGTGAAAGTATCTCAGACTGTTATGCTAAACTTGGTTTTAATACAGTGTGTGTTAATCCTTGTCAACCTGGCTGGGGTAAAGTATTAACCCCTAATGGTATAAGAACCATTAATGATATTAAAATTGGAGATAATATTTGGAGTAAAGATGGCTGGACAAACATTATAAATAAGTATTCTAGCGGTATAAAAGATGTATATAAGTATGAAACCACAGCAGGTAGATTTTTTGGTACACAAGAACATCAGGTTTTATGTAATAATAAAAAAATATTTGTAAAAGATGCTACTGGAATAGATATTATAAGAGGTAATAGACAAACAAATATTGTTTTTGACTGTCAAGCTATTATGGACGGGTTAGTACTTGGTGATGGTTCGTATCATAAAGCATCTAATAATCTTGTTTACTTGATAATTGGTGAAAACGATCAAGACTATTTTTCTAGCGAGATTAAACATCTAATAACTAAACATCGACCAAGTTTATGTTCCAATGGTATAAGTTATGAAATTAATACCACTATTTCATATAAGGAAATTCCATATACATATTTAAGAAAAATACCACAAAGATATATTGAGTCTGATTATAATACTAAATGTAGTTTTTTAAGAGGGTTGTATAGTGCCAATGGTTCAATCTGTGATAAAAGAGTAACATTAAAAAGTGCGTCAAAACAAATTATTGAAGATATTCAGCTTATGTTGTCTAGTATTGGTATTAAATCATATTATACAACAAACCTAGAAAAAGATGTGGAATTTATAAATGGAATATATACATGTAAACAAAGTTATGATCTTAATATATCAATAGATATAGATATTTTTGCTAATAATATTGGTTTTATACAGCAATATAAAAATAAAAAATTACAAAAAATAATAGAGTCATATAATAATAAAAAAAGAAAAGATAAGAAACTTACCCACAATATAATAGAAATAACAAAAATAAGTACTGAAGAAACATTTGATATTACAGTAGATAACTTATCCCATACTTATTGGACAGAAGGTTGTAATGTATCAAACTGTGGAGAGTTACCCCTACCAGCTTTAGATAGTTGTCGCCTATTGTTGTTAAACCTTTTCTCATTTGTGGTTAATCCATTTACATCCAAGGCATATTTTGACTATGATCTATTTTATTCTACTGCTCAAATAGCTCAAAGATTAATGGATGATATTATTGATTTAGAATTAGAATGTATAGACAGGATTATTACAAAAATTAAAGATGACCCTGAACCATTAACATATAAAGAACGAGAATTAAATATGTGGGAACGTATTCGTTCAATGTGTGCTAATGGAAGAAGAACTGGAACCGGAACAACAGCATTAGCTGATACATTTGCTGCTTTAAATATTAAATATGGTAGTAAAAAATCTCTGGGCATAACAGATCGTATATTTAAAACGCTTAAATTTGGTTGTTATGAGTCATCTATGAATATGGCTAAAGAAATTGGTACTTTCCCAATATGGTCATACGAATTAGAAAAAGATAATCCATTTTTAAATAGAATTAAAGACGAAACAATTGAGATAGACGGTAAAGAAATAAGTGGTGCCGACCTATATAATAATATTAAACAATATGGTCGCCGCAATATAGCTTGTATGACACTATCCCCAGCGGGTACAATTAGTGTAGAAACACAAACTACCTCTGGTGGAGAACCCTTACTATATCTAAGTATGAAAAGACGTAAAAAGGGTAATTTAACAGATGAAAATTTTAGGTGTGACTTTACCGATGCAAATGGGGATAATTGGATGGAATTTGAGTTCGACCATCCAAAATTTACGTTATGGAAAGAGATTACTAAGAAAACAGATATAGAAGAAAGTCCTTGGTATGGTTGTTGTGCCGAAGATTTAAACTATTTGTCGCGTATTGAACTACAAGGGACTATTCAAAAACATATAGACCATTCTATTTCTAGCACAATAAATCTACCGGAAAATACTAAGGTTGAAACAGTTGCTAATATATATGAAGAAGCATGGAAACATGGTTGTAAGGGCGTTACCATATATAGAAAAGGTTGTCGTTCTGGGGTTATTTTAGATAATTCTATCCCCAAAAGACCAAAAGAGTTACCCTGTGATGTTTATCATACTTCTGTTGGAGGCACAGGTTATTTTGTATGTATTGGCATATTAGACGGTCCATATGAGGTATTTGCTGGTAAAAATGGAAATATTGGTAATAATGTCAAACGTGGTATTATTGTAAGAAAGAAAAAAGGATTTTATAAGGCCATATTTGAAGAAGATGATACCGAACTAAGCCCAATTACTAGTTTTTCTACAGATACAGAGGAAGCTATTACTAGATTAGTTTCAACATTGCTAAGAGCAAAGACAGATATTAATTTAATAGTTACACAGTTAGAACGGGTAGGTGGTAATTGTGCCGCAACACACAGTTTTGCTAAGGCTATTGCTCGCATACTCAAAAAATACATTAAGGATGGTGCTATTATAGATGGTGAATTTTGTCCAGAATGTCAGGCTCAATTAATTCGTAAAGAGGGGTGTTGGAGTTGTTCAAAATGCTCTTATTCTAAATGTTCATAATTTGGCTTGACAAAACCCACTTTTCGTGCTATAATAAAGAAGCAATTGGTCTATTTTTGTAATTTTTTAAGGAAGATTTATGAGGAACACTAGGGTTTTAATGCTTAATGCCGATTTTCGTCCACTTGGGATGATTACATGGCAGCGCGCTATGGTTTTAGCATATCTTCATCAAGAAGATGTTAATGCTGGGGCAGAAGTTATTGAATACTACAATGACGAACACATAAAATCTGCTCATGGACAACATCTTATTCCCGCCGTAATGAGATCAATAACATATATTAGAAAGAAGGATAACCTACCATTCTCAAAAAAGAATGTTTTTATGAGAGATGGTTTAACGTGCATGTACTGTGGAAAGCAGTTTCCTATAGAACTTTTAAGTTTTGACCACGTTATACCTAGAAAACTATGGAAGGGACCAGGAACACCTACTAACTTTTTAAATATAGTTACCGCATGTATAGCCTGTAATAGAAAAAAGGCAGATAAAACGCCTAAACAGGCTAAAATGACACTATTACGCGAACCAAAAGTACCCAATTCGTCTGGGTATGTTTTAGGTTTGTCTCCCTGGTCAAAAATTCACCCAAAGTGGATTCCATATCTACCACAAATCTATGTAGATTTATACAATAAATGTAGAAAATAATAAAAACGGTGTATAATTAAGGAGAAGAAGGTGCCCACATATACATATACTTGCCTAGAAGGTCAAAAGGGCTGTGGATATACGTTTGAAATCTATATTCCCATAGCTAAATACGACCCCAATGTTTTTCCCGAATGTCCAAATTGTAATAAAAAAAATGCTGTTAAAAGAAATTTCCAAAAAGATATTTCAACTACCAGTTCCCACATAAAAACACAAACCCTTGGCTCTTTAGCCGAAAAAAACACTAACTCCATGAGCGAGGAAGCTCGTTTAGCCCAATGGAGGAAGGATAACGCATATAAGTTTGAAAATCCCCCTGGTGAACCAGAAATGAAGTTACCGAAGGGTGCTAAACATTTGCGTAAACCGGATGATTTAAAGCCAACTAGTCGTAAGAAAAGGAAGCTTAATAAATGAATGAAGAAAAATATGTATTTGATAGAAATAAAAAGGTTAATCCTAATGCTCCACATCAAGCTATTATCTCATTAGTAGTAGAGGTATTAGAAAGAATGGAAGATGGGTCGGTTATAGGCCCACCAACTGAGCGTTTTGGCAAGGTATATACCGTAGTGGGAAAAAACTTAGAGGAATGTAAACAAGAACTTAATCGTTTCATGGAGAAATTAAAATGAGTCCGATAAAAACAATCAGACATGGTATTCGCCAAGCTGAGATGGAAGCTGCGATGCTACCCCTTAAAAAGACAGACGTTGTACCTAAGAGTGAGGTAGTAAATAATATTGCTTTTACTATTTTTGGTCAACATGATGAATTAACAGATGAATATGGTAATACAAATACAGATGGTTTTCCACTGTTATATGACACCCAAGATGATTCTGGTAAAATTACACCATCATATCTATTACCTAATGCTTTTGCTAGAGTGGCTATGGGTAAGAAGGTTAGATATTTCATCAAAACTAATTCATTAGGTAAACATTATGACCCTATAGGTATGTTTAGTGAAAATAGACATAATAAAGTATTAAAACACGCTGGAAAAAAAGAATGGGAATGGAAAGAAGTGCCTCATACTGTTTTTATTTTTTATTTAAAATACCTAAAATCTCGCAATAAGGCATGGTTAATTAATAGCGAAAGAGAAAATTTTTAGCTTTTGGTGTATAATCCAATGGGTATAATGTTGTAATTAATAAGGATACTTAAAATGATTATACAATGCAGTAAATGTAAAACAAAATTTGAAAAAGGTTGTAGAGGTTCTATTGGGAATCAATGTCCATTATGTATAAAGATATATCATAAAAAATATTACAAAACTAATATTAAAAAAATAAAAGATAGATTTATAGAAAGAAGGGCATTTAATATAGAAAATATTCGTCAGCAACATGTAGATGATTATTACAAACACAAAAAGAAAAGACTAGAACAAAATAGAGATTATCGTAAAATAAATAAATCTCACCTACAACAATACGATAAATTAAGATCAGAACAACTTAAAAAAGATGTTTTATCTAATTACTGTAAAAAAGAAATAAAATGTAGTAAATGCAATAAAACAAATATCACATATTTAACTATTGACCATATAAAAGGCGGTGGTAAACAGCACTGTAAAACCGTTGGTTATGGTAAAAATTTTTATTTGTGGTTAAAAAGAAATAATTATCCTAATGGATTTCAAGTATTGTGTATGAATTGTCAATGGGTTAAAAAAATAGAAAATAAAGAATGTAAAATAAATAAGATAGATAATAAAAAATCATTAAATAAAACAGCATGGGATAAAAAATTAAAAATAGAAATTTTATCTCATTATGCTAATGGTATACCAAAATGTAATATATGTAAAGAAACAGATTTAAGATGTTTAAGTATCGACCATATAAACGGGAATGGTGCAAAACATAGAAAAGAAAATAAAAACTATTCTTATAGCTGGTTAAAGAAAAATAATTATCCAAAAGAATTTCAGGTATTATGTATGAATTGTCAATTCATAAAAAGAAAAGAAAATCACGAATGGGGAGGAAAACAATGAAAAATAATCAAATAGCATTACAAATTGCGGCTCAATCATGGTGTCAACCAACCACATCTAATAAAGAGATGGATGCAGATATGGCAATAGGAATAGCACAGGTCATTGATCCGTTATTAGATCATCTACAATCAGCATGGGGTATTATTGTCAATGCAGGTGGTGGAGACTGGAATAATGAAAGTGAAGAATGGACAAATGCCGCAAACGAGTGGCGAAATATATGGCATGATATTCTTAATGCTAAATTACCAGAGACACTTTGGTTAAATTTTAAAACAGAATCGGAGAAGACAAGTGATAATTAAATATAAAGAATGGTATGAAGATGAACAGACCACAAAACCATCTGTATTGTCAATCGTACAAAAGGGTGGATGGTTTATCTTTGGTTATGGACCAATATATACTAAAATTATTGGTAAAATTGCTTATAGAGAAGCCCTAGGTGATAAACTTGGCTTAAATATACCTACTAAGAAACCAGTTATCTATAAAGATTTACCATTTGATGAAGCAGATATAAATACCGCTATAAAAGATGGTGATATTATAAAATTGAATACTAAAATAAATACCGGTGATAAAATTATAAAACAATTAAGATCGAAAAGTGGTATATTGCTTAAAGAAGTAATAATAAATCAAAACATAGAATCGGAGAAAATAAATGGCTAAATTATCACAAACAGAAAAATATACTATTCAAGGTGCCTTACACTCAGGTAAAACACCAAATGAAATAGCTAAACTTTTAAATAGAACTGAGAAGTGTGTACAAAACTATGTAGATGGTGAATTAGATAAAATTCATACCACAATAGCAAAAGTACAAACCTCACAAATAGAAATCGTAAAACCAGACGAAATCGTTGAGGAAACGCCCAAAATGATTAAGCCAGACCTGACAAAAGTTAGAAAACTACCAAAAGGACAGGCTAAGTTGACAATGGCCCGCACAACTGCTGGTGGTAAACCCGGTGTAGCTGTAATGACATCAGCAGCATCCCAAGTTGGTGATGAGTTCTTAAAAGAAATGGGTCCAAATAGATCAAGGACTGCTAGGGGCCATATTTATAATGCCGATGGAGAATTAGTAGAGTAATATGGCCGCTAAAACACAGACTGAAAAATCTCGTTATCCATCTCGATATTCTCCTGGTGGATGGGTGACGGCAGCGCAGTATATAATAGAAACTGTACTAGAGCAATCTGCGCGAAAACAAAAGAAAGATTTGCCTGTTAATTTTTGGAATCTTCCAGAATGGGAAGCCCTATATAAGGGCCAACTAAGAATAACCTATGCCCTTCTTAAAAAATATTCAGCTAAGGCTATTTTACAGGTTGTGCAGGAGAAAAAGATAGATAATCTTCGACCTAACTGGGTGGAACCTCAAATAAAACAGGCGCAGGTCTTATTAGATACGGTTAAAACTAAAGAGGGTGTTTCTGCTAATATAGCCGAATTGCGATCTCAAACGGTGAAAATACCAGAACAAAGAGTTAAACAAACTAAATTGAGCAAATTAATGGAGTTAGACGATGGGTAGACCAAAAAAGAATACAAATGAAGAAGTTGTGGAAGTAGTAGAAGGCGCAGAACAAAAAGAGGGAGAGGTAGTAAAAGAAAAGAAAGAAAAGAAACTATCAGTTGAGGCTAATGTTAAAAAACAGTTTGGTGATAATGTATTAGTAAATGCCCAATATATATTTGATAAAAAGTCAGTAGTCATACCAATTAGTCCAGCACTTGATAGTATCACTGGTGGTATGGTAGAAGGTGGGTGGCTTACATTAACTGGTCAACCTAAGTGCGCAAAAACAACAACGGCTTTATATTTCGCGGCGACAGCACAAGACCCCAAATATGGCGGCGAATGTTGTCCAAAAGGCCGAGAGGTATATTTCTATGCTATCGAAGGTAGATTAAAAGAACGTGATCTTGCGGGAATACCCCATTTAAACCGTGATCGTTTTCATATTGTTCAATCAACCCCTGGACATATTCTTAGTGCCGCCGACTATCTTGAAATAGCAGACCAATTTATTAATGAAAAACCCGGTTCTATTCATATTATAGACTCTTACTCTGCATTATGTACCGAAGCTGAAAAAACCGGCACTATGGCTGATATGCAACGCGCTGATGGAGCTAAAGCACTTGCTAAGTTCTGTCGTAAAGTGTGTAATGTAGTACCAGTGAATAATTGTATAGTAGTTGGTATAACTCATATTATGGGTAATCCAGGTATGGGCAATTCATTATGGAAGGAGAAATCAGGTCAGGCGATAGCCTATCAAGTAGATGTAAAGCTAAAATGCTTATATCATAAACCGTGGTTAGCATATACAGAAGGTCCACAAATAGGTCAAGAAGGTGTGTGGCAATGTCTTAATACCGCAACGTATATTCCACCAGGACAGCAGACTACAAGTTTTGTTCGCTATGGTATTGGTATTGATGTGGCTAAAGAAGTATTTACTATGGGTGTTGATCTTGGAATAATTGAACAAGGTGGTGCATGGTATACATTTCCAATGTTTGATGGTCAAAAAGCACAAGGGGCAGAAAAAGCCTGTGAATTAATTAGAAATATACCAAATGGTGTTGAGGCTATTTATTCTAAAATAAGAGAAATGTTAGGAATGGTATGAATAATTATAATTATGATAAATGTAAAAATTGGGCTAGTGATCCAAAGATTTCTAATCAAACAAAGATAAATCTATCAATTATTAGAGATGAAATACCAGGATATTTATGTATTGCTGATGCTATACAAGGAGATAAATTTATTGTTGATGGTTGGTTTAGTACTGATGAATTAATTTTTATAGGAAAAACCATTCATCAAGCAAGACAGGAGATAGCAAAATGAAGGTTCGTGACTTAGATGGTGGTCAACATATTTGGAGTTTACAAGGATATGGTATAGGTGCCGGTATAGCTTTTGGTATAGAAAATAGGTCGTCATTACACCTGGATGCGCGCAAACTATTACAAGACCTATACCCCACAATGACAATATTAGAAGAAGTGCCCATACCAATTAGTCGAACACAGCAATTATTCCTTGATTTCTATTTACCTTTAAGAAGAATGGCGGTGGAGATACAAGGGCAACAACATGACACATATATTCCTCACTTTCATAAGACGTTAAGAGGATTTATTAATTCTAAACAACGAGATGAAGATAAGGAAACATGGTGTAATTTAAATAATATTTCTCTGATAAAATTCCTTCATAACGAAAGTATAGAAGAATGGAAGAACAAACTCATATAACTGCCAAAGACAAACTCGTTAAAATAGATTCCATATTAGATGATTACGAAAAGAAAAGTGGGCTTCCGACCTGTAAATCTCCTGGTACAGAGGAAGAATTAGAATCTTATCTAAATCTTGACCGAAAAGGTATGGAAGCGTTACAGGCTGAGAACTGTGCTGAAATTGGAACTCGATTAGCGCAATATTCATTTTATTTACAGCGTTTGTATAACCGCGAAAAAGCCAGGGTTATATGGGCAAAACAACAGTTGACCGACACCATAGCTAAATCATTGGGCGACTATGATAAATTTACCAAATTTGATGTTAAAGTAGCCCTAATTATTAAAGAAAACGCCTATGCCGACTCTTTACAAAAAATTGTTACCTATGCGGAACAACGCACTCAAAGGCTGGAATTTCTAGCCACATCAATTAAACATATAGCCGACGCTATGAAGAATATGCAAATGGCTAAATCACAAATGGCGAGAGGATAATTATGTTAGACGAAAAAGATTTAGAAATGATTAAACAAATGATAGTTTCAACACTGTCTGCCGTTTCTCAACCGTGTCCATCTGAAAAACCTAAAAAGGCACGAAAACCCTATAAAAAGCGTGTCAAAAAGACCCTAAAGGTTGACAAAACCCGAAAAAAACCTATAATAGAAGAAACCCCAGAACCGGTCAAGGGGCAACCCAGAATCCGCAAGGTTGGTAGAGTAATGAACCAGACTGGTGAGGTTCATGGAAAACACGGCAAACAGTGTCGTACCGAATCTTTTGACACTTCCGCTAAACGTAGTAATAACTTTCTCAAAATGGCGGAAGCTAAAATGTTCAAAAATGATACAGTTATTGATAAAAAACTATCAGGTAATAATCAAATAACACCTAGACGTACAGATGCAGAACTATGGGAGGTGTGTTGTCAAAAATGTGGACGCGCTCATATTGTGTCACCAAGTACAGTAATGATTGATCCAGATGATGGTTCCGTATTATTTACGTGTGATAGTTGTATTATAGGAAGAAGATAAATATGTCAATAGTTTTTAGTGATCCACCATCAGAACGCGCTGTATTAGCTGGAATTTGTAGATATGGCGCAGACGCATATTATGATGTGGCCGATATGCTTAGTGAGGCCACTTTTAATACTGAACCTAATGGTTTAATTTATCGCTGCCTCACCCATATAATGAAGGCAGATGATAATGCTAAAATTGACGTTGCTCTTATTCAGGCAGCAGCACATGAGTTGGGCGCAAGTTATATTCTGGCTAAAAAAGAAGAATTATTACATCTTCAAGCCATAATGAACTTTCCGATTGAACTATCTAATGTCAGAAAATTTGCCGCTAAAATTAGAAAGTTGGAAATCGGCAAATTATTACATAGTCAGCTTGAGGGTGTCCAACAAAAACTATTGGAAATTAAGGGCGATGAAAGAATTGCCCAAATTTTGGGTATTGCCGAAGATACCATATTTAATTTTACCTCCCTACTTAACGATCAATCAGAAGCCCCAGATAGTATGGGTAATGATGCAGAGGAAAGATTAAGGATATTAGCGGAAAACCCAGTAACTCAAATGGGTGTACCTACAGGATTTCCAATATATGATGCAAGTATAGGCGGTGGGTTAAGAGAGGCCACTATTAATGTAATAGGTGCTAGACCAAAAATTGGAAAAACATTATTATCAGATAATATAGGTCTTTATATTGCCGAAAATATAAAAATTCCTGTATTAAATATGGATACGGAAATGATTAAAGAAGATCATCAAAACCGTATTCTGGCTAATATGTCAGATGTACCTATTGAAGATATAGAAACCGGACAATTTGGTAAATATCCTAATATTAAAAATAAAGTATTGGAAAATGCCAAAAAACTTAAATCTTTACCGTATTATCATAAGAGTATAGCTGGTAAACCATTTGAAGAACAGTTAGCATTAATGCGCCGCTGGATTGCTAAAGAGGTTGGTTTAAATCCAGATGGGACTGCAAAAAAGTGTGTTATTATATATGATTATCTTAAACTAATGGATACTGCTGGATTAGATGATTTAGCAGAATTTCAATTATTAGGTTTTATGATGAGTAGTCTACATAACTTCATGGTCCGTTATAAAATACCATGTCTTGCATTTATGCAGTTAAATAGAGATGGTATTACTAAAGAAGGGACCGATACGGCATCCGGTAGTGATAGAATAGTGTGGTTATGTAGTAATTTTACCATATATAAGAAGAAGTCTGATGAAGAAATTGCAGAAGATGGAGTTAAAAGTGGAAACCGTAAATTGGTCCCAGTGGTAGCCCGTCATGGTTGTGGATTAGATGACGGAGACTATATTAACTGTCATATGTTTGGCAAATTTGGTAGAATTAAAGAGGGTAAAACCAAACTTGAGATTTCAGCCCATAAAAATGCTGATGATGAAGGTTTTGTAACAGAAGGTGAAGATGAAAACGACATCCCGTTCGACGCAGATTAACCAACAGCAATTAAGTGCTTTATGTAGTCGTATAATGGAGCGTTTTGAAGAAGTTCAAGAGTGTCTCCATATTGATCTACAACGCACAAATAGAATGTGGGTTGGTAAATGCCCCATACACGGGGGCGATAAAAGTAATGCTTTAAATATATACCATACTGGTGAAACATATATAGGTAATTGGAAATGTAGAACTAATCAGTGTGAGAAGCACTTTGTTGGTTCCCCTATAGGATTTATTAGGGGAGTATTATCTCATATTAAATATGAGTGGACAGGACCGGGAGATAAAACCGCTACTTTTGGTGAAACACTAGATTTTATTTCTAACTGCTTAAATGAGAACTATCAAGATATAGATATAGATTTCGCCGCCCTGGAGAAAAGTCAGTTTGTTAAACAGGTGGCGATGTATAATAGAGGTAATAAAACAACCACCGGATTATCTCGCACAGAAGCTAGGGCAAATCTTACTATTCCAGCTCCATATTTTCTTGATCGTGGTTTCCATCCTACTATATTAGATAAATATGATGTTGGACTATGTGCAGACCCTAGAGATATTAACCATTTTAACAGGGCGGTGGTTCCACTATATGATGAAAGACATAAAATAGTAGTAGCACATACTAGTCGTAGTATCTTTGAAAAATGTGAAAGATGTAGTACATGGCATAATCCAAAGGCAAGTTGTCCGAGAGAGGAAGATGCCTATAAGTTTGCTAAGTGGAAACATAGTTATGGATTTAAAAAAGAAGAATATTTATATAATTACTGGTCGGCCAAAGATCATATTAAAGAGCATAAGGTAGCAATATTAACAGAATCCCCTGGTAATATTTGGAGGCTAGAAGAAGCTGGTTTACAGTGTGGCTTGGCAACATTAGGGGCCGGATTTAGTGAGGGACAGAAATACCTATTAGATCATACAGGTGCTATGACAATAATTATTGCTATGGATAATGACGCCGCCGGTCAAAATTGTGCTGCCGAGGTTGACAAAATCTGTTCAAACACCTATAATATATACAACTTCGTGCCCACCAAAAATGATCTGGGTGATATGACCATTCAAGAGATTAGGGATACTATTTCATTATTATATTTGTCCTGCGTAAAAAAGTGGGAGTAAACATGATTGTTCTATTGAGTAAAAATAAGAAATTAGTTAAGCAGACTAAAAAGGTAGATAATGTTAAATTAGTTGATAATATATATGAGTGCGGGGTATTTTTAGAAATCCCCGATATAGAATGTGATCTACTGGTTTTAGATTATAAGCTTATTAGTGGTTGTAATTATACAGCATTTTTTGAATGGATTATAGAGAAGAACTTATTTATTCGTAATATACTTATTTATTATGAAGAAAGCAATAATTTTACAGAAGAATTTCATCAGGCTATAGATAAACTTAAAGAGGAAAAGTATCCAACTCATATTATTCACATTGATAAACTAGTCGAAGCAATCAAACTATTATAGGAGCATATATGTCACAACAAATTATTTGTCTGAGTGGTAAAAAACAGTCTGGAAAAAATACGGCTATTAATTTTATAATTGGTCTTCATATGACCGCTATAGGATTAATTAAGGATAACTTTAGTATTACCCCAAAGGGTGAGCTATGGATTTCTGATATTAATGGGGATAAGGAATTTGAGGGTATCTTTGATGTATTTCGTGGTACACCAGCTATGGAGATATTCTTAGCCGATAATCTCGATCAATATATTAAGGTCTATAGTTTTGCCGACCTTCTTAAAACAGAGGTATGTATGAAGGTTTTGGGATTAAGCTATGAGCAATGCTATGGCACCAATGAGCAAAAGAATAGTTTAACCAATTTAAAGTGGGAGAATATGCCTGGGGTTATTTCTAATAAACATTTATGGGATGATATAGGACATACTAGTTTAATAGATACGATGGTATATCACGAACCTGGACCTATGACAGCCCGTGAAATCCTTCAATATGTTGGCTCAAATATCTTTCGTAAGATGTATAAAAATGTTTGGGTTGACGGCACTATTCGCCGCATTAAGGATGAAGGTTCCTCTACTGCATTAATTTGTGATTGTCGTTTTCCAAACGAGGTTGTTGGAACTCAAGAAGCTGGTGGAAAAGTAATTAGATTAACTAGAAATCCTAATCCAGAAGATGACCATATTAGTGAAACAGCATTAGATAACTATATTGGGTTTGATGCAATTATAGATAATAAAGATATGAGTATACCAGAGCAAAATGATGCCGTATATCATAAGCTAATAGAATGGAAAATGTCACCTATAGAACTAGAGATCGAATTAAATCATGTTTAATGTGTTTTATAAGACTTTTGGTGTATATTATAATAGGTACTAATTGTATAAACAAACCAGGAGTTTTATTATGAAAATCTTAAAAACGGGTGAAACATATGGTAAACTAACATTAATTCAACAGATTATTAAAATGGAACCTCGTAAAAATAGAAATCCAGTACCTACGAAATTTTGGATATGTTCTTGTGACTGCGGAATAATAAAAGATATTAGAGAGGGGCATATTATATCTGGCAGGTCTAAATCTTGTGGATGTAATAAGAAAGTTAAAAGAGGTCATATCAATCCAAATGCTATTATTTTAACTAAAGATTTCTTATATAATGAATATATTATTAATAAAAAGTCTGTTCCAACAATATCTAAAGAAATTAATGTTTCTCGAAGTTGGATAGAGATTAAAATTAAAGAATATAATATTAAAAAAAGAACAAATAAAGATAATGGATTTCCAAACAGAGCTAAAGAAGCGAGTATTAAAGCCCTATGGAAAGGATATGAAGATATATCTGGTGCTTATTTTTGTAGTATCCAGAAAAGCGCTCAAGATAGGGGCTTATCATTTAATATTACTCTTAAAGATATGTGGGACCAATATATTAAACAAAATAGAAAATGTGCCCTTACCGATTTAGATATAGGTTTTTACCCAAGGGGAGGACCAAGAAATACAAAATTATTACAAACTGCTTCATTAGATAGAATAGATAGTAAACAGGGTTATATTATAGGGAATATACAATGGTTACATAAAGATATAAATAAAATGAAGTGGGAAAAGACTCAAAAAGAATTTGTAAATTATTGTCATATGATAGTAAATAAAGATAATAAAGGAGAAATAAAATTTTAATATCGTACTTTCGATCCAGTTCATATTCGTGCTATTCCATGTGTCCCCAACAATATTTTATTGAATATGTGCTTGGGTGGAGAGGCCCAGGTAATAAAAAAGCATTAATGGGCACAATAGCGCATAAAGTATTGGAAATATTAGCAAGAATTAAATTAGCCCAACAAGGTATGGAAAATGATCCATTAGTTATTGATAATATAATAATTAAGGATGAAATATGTGGTGATATAGATATTCATAAGTTTGATATACACACTATTACTGAACAGGTATATCAATACTATATATCTCATAATGATTTTATATGGTCATCTACAGATTTTACCGAATGTAAAAATAGTGTACTTAAAGTGCTAAATTTTAATGATGGAGCATTTAATCCATTAAAGTCCTATATAGTTTCTCCTGAGCAACAATTTGATATTGAATTTAAAGAACCCTGGGCTATGTATGATTATAATATTAATGGGGAAAAAGTGTCTGGGTTCTTATCTTTAAAAGGTACAATTGATTTAATAGTACAACCAGATCAAAATAATCCAAAAATATTAGAGCTAATTGATTATAAAACTGGTAAATTTTATAATTGGATTAAAGACGAAGAAAAAACCGAAGCATCTCTTAGAACCGATCCTCAATTATTAATGTATCATTTAGCTATATCATATCTATATCCTGAAGCTGAACAGGTTATAGTTACAATTTATTATATTAATAATGTAGGGCCAATAACTATGTGTTTTACTAAAGATGATATACAACTAGCTAAAAATATGCTTAAAGAAAGATTTGAAGAAATTAAAGAGGTAAAATCACCACAACTAAATAAGACATGGAAATGTTCTAAATTATGTAATAGTGGAAAAACTACATTTGAAGGAACCAATATAAAACCAATGGTAGAATTTAGAAGTGGTCAAAGATGTTCTAAAGGTAATATAATGACAAAATGTGAGCAAGTTCTATTCGAGTGTGGGAAGAGGGGTATAGATAAAGTAACTAAGGATTATTGTGCGCCTGACCATAAGATTGATTTTTATCAGAATCCGGGAGAAATATAATGGAACAATTAACAATTACTAAACCCATATGTGTACAAGACATATTAGACAACCCAGTAGAATTTAAAGATGCTTATAAACACTCTTTAGTAAAAAACTTAGATGAAAACGGGTTATTTGTTTTCTATAGAGTGGATGCAGAGGGTGAAACATCAACATCTAAAACATTTACATCTAGTATAGACTGGTTGAGGAAATATACACAAGATAATAGGTTGGATATAGCTAGAAGGGCTTTAGAAATAGGAATATCAAACCTTGCTAAAAAAATAAAAGAGTCATATCCCAATCAAGATAATGTAATTGTACTATATGATTCATTCATCTGTAAGTATCAAGCTATAGATATGGGAGATAGAGATCAATTAATATTCAGTGTGGAGATTTGTGAGGAAGATAATGTCTAAAGAAGATAAGAAAAAAGAAATAGAAAAAGAAGTTGCTAAAATCGGTGCTAAGAATAAAAAGATTATAGCGATGCCTACTGATAAACAGTGTTTACCACTGTTAAAACCTGGGGAATTTGTGGTGAGGAAGAACAAAATGATAAAACCTATTTATAGTAATGTATTAAATATTTATGATGATTTAGTAGAAATGTCTCAGTGGTATGTACCTCTACCCGATGTTTTATTTGTTGAATCGTTTTCAATGTTGGATAAACTATATAGAAAGCTTAGTAAGAACAAGGCTTTTAATCAAATATGTAATCTTGAGAAGGTTATAGATAATGAAGAAACCTTTTTAGAAATATGTGTTATAGAACCAGATAAGAAATATATTGTAAAAATAAAATAATGTCTAAAAAATTAACACAAGAAGAAGCTGAACAAAGGAGTTTAGCGGTTGGGGTGAGGATGATTGGAAAGTATGTAAATAATAGAACTAAAATAGATTTTGAGTGTCCATTTTGTTATAAAATATTTAGAGTGAAACCAGAATGGGTCTGGAGTAGTAGTTTTAAGTCTTGTGGGCATTGTTATGATCCAAAAATTAGAGAAATATACGGTCAATTAACAGTTATAAAAATATTTCCCAGTAAAAGTCATGGTTGTAAAGTGGAGGTTAAATGTAAATGTGGTAACATATGTTGTTATAAGGCACGGATTCTTAAAAGTGGTAATACAAAAAGTTGTGGTAAATGTGGATATGGTGGTGGTATTACCTCTATGTTATCCAGAAAGAATATTACTGGAAAAAGATTTGGACAATTAGTAGCTATTAAACCATTATATAGTAAAAATAGTCATGGACACAAAGGTTGGATTTGGGAATGTAAATGTGATTGTGGTAAATATTGTAATGTGGCTTTGAGTAGTTTAACTTCTGGTCATACAAAATCTTGTGTAAAATGTGGGTATAAGGAAAACATAACATCCACAAGATGTAGAAAAGATATTAGTGGAAAAAGATTTGGACAATTAGTAGCTATTAAACCATTATATAGTAAAAATAGTCATGGACACAAAGGTTGGATTTGGGAATGTAAATGTGATTGTGGTAGAGTATCAACAAAAGGCGTACATGAACTATGTTCTATGAACACGAAGTCTTGTGGTAATTGTAACAATATAAAAAATGGGGTAAAAACCTCTTATAAGTCATTATCCTTATCACAATTTTTACCTATATCTGCACAACATAATTATAAATGGGGAACACCCAGTTGTAAAAATACATATAAAACGGTTGATTGGGCTTTTGTCTATAAAGGTGAAAAAGTAGCCCTTGAATATGATGAGTGGTATTGGCATGGTTATAAAATAAAACAAGATGAAAAGAGATATAGTGAATTAGCTAAATTAGGGTGGTACGTCATACGAGTTCGTGCCCATAATAATATTCCCTCACAATCTCAAATAGACAAAGCTTTACAACTGGTCGAACAGGGACATAAAAAAGTATCTATTACACTTAAAGGATGGGGCAAGGGAAAGACTTTTGCTGATCGTAAACAACAAAATGTGGCATAAATATGAATAAAATATACTATCCTCTTCATAACCATACTATGTATAGTATGCTCGATGGAATCTCAAAACCTGAGCAGATAACTAATCGTCTTACTGATTTAGGATTACCAGGAATTGGCATTACCGAACATGGTAATTTATCATCTAGTATTCAAATGCTTAAACAATGTAAGAAGACTGAGCATAAATTAATCATAGGTTGTGAGCTATATATTAGTGAGTTTGATGCTAGTGTACAAAACGACAATAATAGAAAACTAACACATATATTGGTACTTTCTAAGGGAGATGCCGGGTGGAAAGATTTAGTTCAATTAACATCAGAAAGTAATGAGCCTAAACACTTTTATTATAAGCCCCGTCTATCTATAGAACAATTAAAGCCATATTTGAGCAGAGGAAATTTAATATGTTTTGGGGGACATTGGGGTTCTACCATCGCCAACTATATCTTAGATAAAGACGGCAATATTGATGAAAGTGGTATACCATTAGCAACAAAATTGGTGGGCGAACTAAAAGAAATTCTTAAAGATGACTTTTATCTTGAGGCTCAATTAATTGATTATAAGTCTAAACCATTGGTGGATATTATTAGAAAAATAGCTAAAGATACTAATACAAAAATAATAGGGGTTGGGGATAGTCACTACGCATATCCAGACCAACACCTAGATCATCAGGTTGCTCTTGCTACGAATTTAAATAAAAGTATCTACCAATGTACAGACCCATCATTTGGACTAAGTGGTTTCTTCTTATGTAAAGAATATTATATACATTCTTACGATCAGATGATTGCGTTTGGTAACACTGAGGAAGAACTTGAAAACACTCTTGAGGTCGCTGGTAAATGTTCTGAATATAAAAACATACTTGGACCACCTAAACTACCCCCATTTGAAACTCCCAATGGTGAAAGTGCAGAGGATTATTTGCTCGCCCTGTGTAAACAAGGTTGGGATAAGAAAATCCTAAATAAGATCACTGGTGATAAACTAACTGAATATAGTAAAAGACTACATGAAGAATTAGGAGTATTACAAGGTGCCGGATTATCAAGCTACTTTTTGATCGTCCAAGACATTTTAAACTTCGTCAACAGTCAAGGGTGGCTTCCCGGTCCTGGTCGTGGAAGTGCTGCGGGCTGTTTGGTGAGTTATTTAATTGGGATTACATCTATTGACCCTCTTAAATATGATTTATTGTTTTCGCGCTTCTACAACGCTGGGCGTAACACCACTGAACGTGTATCTATGCCAGATATTGACGTTGATGTACCGGCGAGCAAAAGAGATAAAGTTATTCAGTATATTAAGAATAAATATGGGGAAGATAAAGTAGCCCAAATGATAACCATACAGACTATGAAAGGTCGTGGGGCATTAAAAGATGTTCTGCGTGCCCATAGTGTTGTATCACCAACTGAAATGAACCTAATCACTAAGCACTTTCCAGAAGAAGCTAAGATTGCTGATGAACTTCAAATAATGAAGGAAGAAGAAGGTGAATCTTCGATTATACGTTGGACACTTGAGAATGATGATAAAGGGTTATTAAAAGAGTGGTGTTCCCTGGATGAAGATGGAAACTTGGTCGGTCCCCTTGCCAAATATTTTGAACAGGCTATAAGGTTAGAGGGGACAAAGGCGCACCAATCTAAACACGCTTCTGGCATACTTATATCTAGTGAACCATTGAGTGATTCTTGTCCTATGGTCTATGATAGTAAAACAAAGAGTATGGTTGCTGGATTAGAGATGAACGACGTTGAAGAAATTGGTATGATTAAATATGATATTTTAGGACTTTCTCTTTTAGATAAAATTGCCGGAATTGCAGATATTTTACGAAATGGAGACATTTCTGAGTAGTCTTTTGGTGTATAATCTATATATCAGATTTCATCATTTATAGGAGGTTATCATGCCAAGAGGTCAAAGATTACACAGTGTAACAAAAGAATATTTAGTGGAAGAATATGTTGTTAAAAGTAGATATTTGAAAGATATAGCTAAAGACAATAACTGTTCAGAAGCGGCTATTAGTAAAAGATTAGAAAAATTTGGTTTACGACATAATACCCAAACAAAGTATCTAAATCGTACATTTGGAATGTTGACACCATATAAATACATAGGAAACGATAAGAATAAACATGCTATGTTTCTATGTAGATGTCAATGTGGTAAAGAGATAAAGGTTCTTAGTAATTCTTTAATTTCTGGTAATACTACCACATGTGGGTGTCAAAGTAGAAAAAGGGGTAAAGAACACGGCTTATGGGCCGGATATGAAGAAATAACATCTACCACTATATCTAGTTTAAAATATGGGGCAAAAGAGAGAGATTTAGAATGGTCTATTACACCAAAACAAATGTGGTGTCTATATCTTAAACAAAATAGAAGGTGTGCTTTAACAGGTATTCCTATTCATTTCGCCCCAACCCGTAAAAAGTATACTTTACAAACAGCCTCATTAGATCGTATTGATAGTAAAAAGGGATATATAATTAATAACATACAATGGGTACATAAAAAAATTAATATAATGAAACAACACTTAGATGAAAAAGACTTTATATACTTTTGTAAATTAGTTGCTAAATATAATTAAGGAATAATTTTAAATGATAAATACTCACTATATATGTTGCTTAGATTTTGAAACAGATGGTGTGAATCCTTATGTTGCGGAACCTACTCAATTAGCAGCATTAATGATACATCCGCGTACTTTAAAAATAATTCCAGGTAGTGAGTTTAATAGTATGATGCGCCCCGCTGATATAGATGGGGAAACCTATACTGTAGATCACAAGTCCACCATAGATTTTCACGCCAAAAATCAACACTCAACCGCCGAATTAGTGGTCGCGTCGTGGAAAAATGCCCCAAACCAAAAACAGGTGTGGCAAAATTTTGTGGAATATCTTGGGCGTTATCACACAACCCAAACTAAGAGAGGTATTTATACTGCACCACTTATTTGTGGATATAATATTCTTGGGTTTGACTGTCATATTATTGATAGACTTAGTAAGCAATATGATAATATAGGCAAAGATGGAAGAACTAACCTATTTTTTGGCAGAGATAAAATAGACTTAATGCTTTATTGCTTCCAATGGTTTGAAAACTTAGAGGAACCAGCATCATATTCATTAGATGTTCTAAGAGAGTTTTTTGGTATATCATTAGAGGGCGGGCATGACGCGCTATATGATGTTAAGAACTGCGCCGAAATATTCATAAGGTGGCAACGTCTTATTAGAAGAACTGCCGAAAAGGTAAGATTTAAAGATTCATTTAAGCCGGAACCAGTGGGAATCCCAGAGGAATCTAATGACTGAAAAGTATAAGTTTGCCCAATGTGGTTGTGAGTTTGACGTTATTGGTAAATTAGAAGATGATAGACCATCTATTATCTTCGTACCAAATATGGATGAAATAAGTATGGATTGTCCCCGTACCTGGGACTTAATCGGTTCTGGTAACACCAAAGGCATATTCCAACTTGAAAATCAATCAAACTTTGCGCGTAAATTAAAACCGCGAAATATAGAACACTTAGCCGCCCTTATCAGTATTATCAGACCTGGGGTATTAGAAAGTATCCGCGATAAGAAATCGGTGACAATGCACTATATTGATAGAAAAAATGGACTTGAAGAAGTTACATATTTTCATCCTGCATTAAAACCCGCACTTGAAAAGACTTATGGTGAAATGATCTATCAAGAACAGGCTATGCAAATATCAAGAGATATTGCTGGTTTTAACCTACAACAAGCTGACGAATTAAGAAAGGCTATTGGTAAGAAAAAGCCAGAATTAATGGCTAAGATTAAGTTGTCATTTCTTGAGGGCGCAGAAAAACAGGGAACCGTAACTAAAGAGGAAGCCGAACAAATCTTTGAGTGGATTGAAAAGTCACAACGCTATAGTTTTAATAAGTGTGTCTCAGGAAATACAAAGTTTTGGAGAGATAATAGTAAGTTTACATTTAAGCCTACCATATCTGAAATGTTCAATATTAGAAATAATATAGAGTATGCTAAAAAAACAGGACATCTTAGCCTATATAAAAAATGGAAACTTTATGGTAATTATGGTAAATGCCTATCATTATGTGAGGACGGTAGATTAAGACCAAATATTATTGTTGATATAAAATATTCAGGTAATCAACCTATTTTTAAAGTAACACTAAGTAATGGTGCCGCTATAGAAACTACTATGACCCATAAATTCCCCAGTAAATATGGTGAACAACCATTATCAAAATTAAAGGTTGGTGATATTCTTTATATTAAGGGGGAATATGAACATAATAACACAAAATACGGTTATAGCCCTATTACATTAAAAGAATTACACTCTGGAGAAAAATCTTATAGTGGTTGTGGGTTTCCCTCTGGACAAAATAACCCTGGATATACAAATGGTGCGTACACTCAGTATGAGAAGATCAGAGCTACTTTACCACTAGTATGCAACCGATGCCCAGCTACGGAATGTAGAATGGAGCTACATCATAAAGATGGCAATCGTACTAATAGTAGCTCTAATAATTTAGAATACCTTTGTGTATCATGTCACAAAAAGGCGCATTATTGTCTTGGTCGTATACATAAAGGTCAAAAAGGTTATCCGTCGTTAGAGTGTTCTATAAACAGTATAGAATATGTTGGATTACAAGATGTATACGATGTTACAATGGACGATCCTAACCATACGTTTGTGACTTCCACTGGTATAGTTACATCTAATTCCCACGCTGTTAGTTATGCTTATAATGCGTATTTATCCGCGTTTGCTAAAGCTCATTTTAGCAGAGGTTTTTTTACATCATACCTACGTTACGCAGGAGAAAAAACTAAGCCCTATATGGAAATTCACGAATTAGTACAAAATGCACGATTAATGGGTATTGGCGTTGAGGGGCCGGATTTACGCCACCTATTGAAACATTTTAAATTATGGGACAAGGTAATACGCTTTGGCTTTTTTGATATGAAGGGTATTGGGGATGCCGCGTGGAAAAAGATTATAGCCCAAATAGCAAGGGTTGAAAAATTACTTGGTAAAAAAGCAGAACAGTGGTCATGGTTGGACTTTTTAATACACTTTGCTCAACACGTTAATGCTACCGCCATAGCCGCTTTTATTAATAGTGGGGCAATATCATATATGGGACTTAGCCGTACTCGTATGATGTATGAATATAAACTATATGATAAGTTGACCGATAGAGAAAGAAATTGGATACTTAACTATATGACCATTCATAAGAATGACATACTTAAATTAGAAGACTTATTAATGATTATGACAGTTTCGGGTACGGGAAAAACTGGTGCATGTGCTAGTGAAAAGCGCAAAGATATGATTACCAGCTTATTAAAAACCCTTAAAAACCCCTCATATAATTTAGAAGATGCCCCAGAGTGGATGGCATCTGTAGAGGAATCACTTTTAGGTATACCTTTGACCTGCACCAGTCTTGATGCGTGTGATACCTCTGCTGCTAATTGTACATGTCAACAATATATACAAGGTGCTAATCCTAAAACTACTATTATAGCCGCTAAGATTGATGCTATGAGTGAAATTAAGGTTAAAAATGGTAAAAATAAAGGTAGGAAGATGGCATTTCTTAAAATCAGCGACTTAACTGGTAGTATTGATGCCGTGGTGTTTTCAGAGGTATGGGACGAAGCTAAGAAAATATCCTTTGTTGAAAATAATGTTCTTATTCATGGGGAACGTAGTAAGGATGGCGGATCGTTTATTTGCAAACAAATGTGGCAAATTTAAAGTTTTTTCGCTATAAAACTTGACAGAACCCCCTAACCGAGCTATCATAAGATATAAAGTTTTGTGTTTTCTATAACAATTTGGAGGAATATAAGATGAACAAGGTAATTCTTCGTGGAAATTTAACTCGTGACCCGGAAATTAAGATTTTAGACCTTAATGGTAAAAAGGTTACAGTGGCTAACTTCACCATTGCCGTAAGTAGGTTTTTTAAGAAGGCTAATGGCGAACGTGATAAGGATACTACATTTATTGCATGTGAAAGCTGGGATACCGGTGCGGAAACTTTGGGTAAGTATTGTGTAAAGGGTGATCCCTTGCTTATCGAAGGGTCTATTAAGACCGAAAATTGGGAAAAGGACGGACAAAAGATGTCCCGTACCAAGGTTCGTGTTAGTAATTTTGACAGACTATATCGTGCCCCAGCTAGGGAAGATAGTGGTACTGTAGTAGATGAACCAGAAATATCCCATGTCGATAAAGACGAACAGTTCTAACCATAATGGGGAGGGCTAACCTATAACAAGGTTAGTTCTCCCCTTTTTTATTATTATGAATGAAAATGAACTTATTGAAGAACATCTGGGACTTGTAATTAAAATAGCAAAAAGCTTCTCTCCTAAAGATCAAACAGAAATGGATGATTTTATACAGGAAGGAAGTATAGCATTATTAAAAGCCCTAAGAAAACATGATATTAAACAGGGCAAAATTTCTACCCTAGCGTGGAAATATATAACCAAGGCATTAATCGGTTATAGGAAAAAGACTAGGGAGAATAAAGATAAACAGGGCAATCTTGAAAATATGCCCGCCAAAGATAGTGGAGAAAAACTCTGGGAAAGTATACCAGACACCCTATCAGAAACAGAATTAACTGTAGTAAATATGAGATATGAAGGATATACATTTGCCGAGATCGGTAAAAAGATTAATCATACCAAAGCATGGGCGAGCCACATATTTAAAAATGCAATTGATAAGATAAGGCAGGCTAATGAGCAATAGAAAGAAAAGAATATTAATGTGCGGGGAAGCCAGTTATACATGCTCTGGATTTGGTGTGTATACCAATGAGGTAATGAAAAGACTAGCCGCCACAGGTAAATATGAACTTGCAGAATTAGCTAGTTATGGGCTTGTAAATGACCCAAGAGATACTAATGTAAACTGGCGTATTTATGCTAATGCTGTAAGAGATAATGATCCGCGTATAGACCTATATCGTAGTAGAACCACTAATCAATGGGGTGAATGGCGATTTGATAGGGTATGTTTGGATTTTAAACCGGATATTGTGATAGATATTCGTGACCCCTGGATGTTAGAATGGGAAAAAGACTCGCCCTTCCGCAGATTTTTCCACTTGGTTTGGATGCCTACCTGTGATTCCGCCCCTAGTCAAGAACAATGGTTAGATAGTTATAAAGAGGCCGATGGTATATTTACTTATACAGATTGGAATTTAGATGTTCTTAAAAAAGAGGGCAACGGCAAAATTAAACTACAGTGTTCCGCCCCTCCTGGCACCAACCTAGATATATTTAATCCTGCACCAAATAAGGGTAAACATAAAGAGAGTATGGGTTTTCACCCAGAAATGAATATCATTGGTACGGTGATGCGCAATCAAAGACGTAAATTGTATCCAGACATATTAGATGGTTTTAGGAAATTTATAGAAAATTGTAACACTCTTGGTTTACATGATTTAGCACAAAAAACCTTTTTATATATTCATACTAGTTACCCAGATGCCGGTTGGAATTTTCCAAAATTATTAAAAGAATCTGGTATTTCTCATAAGGTTATATTCAGTTATTTATGTAGGGCGTGTAATAAATGGTTCGCTGGGCCGTTTCAAGATGCCACTACAACCTGTGTACATTGTAGTAGTGTTGGATCAGCAGTATTACCTAATGTTGCTAATGGTGTCAGCACAGAGGTATTAGCAGACATTATGAAGTGTTTTGATGTATATTTGCAAATAAGTATATGTGAAGGTGCTGGTATGCCACAAATGGAGGCTGCTTCATGTGGTGTCCCTAGTATGGGTATGCCATATAGTGCTACTAAGGACATACTTGATAAAACCGATAGTATTCCAATTAAGATTGCTAAGAGCTATTTAGAAATAGAAACTCAGGCATATAGAATGATGGTAGACAGTGATAGTCTAGCACAAGAACTATTAAAATTCTTAAATCTACCTACAAAACAACGTATAAAACTAGAAAAGAAAGCTAGAGAAGCATGTGAGAGCTTCTATAATTATGATAATAGTGCTAAAATATGGGAAACCTACCTTGATTCTGTAGAACTTACTGGCACACAAGGTCAATGGGATGCTCTACCAGAAATATATGATATTCCAAAAAATATACCGGCAAATTTAGATAATAAACAATTCGTCGCTTTTCTATATGACGATGTACTGCACAAACCAGAGTTAAAATATTCATATTCAGCACTTAAAATTATTAGTGAACTCAATTTAGGTGCAATGATAGATGGTAGTACAATTACACCTATTACTAGAGAACAGATATTTGAAATATTTAAACATAGGCTAAATAATAGTAATATATGTGAAAAGGCAAGATGTGGATTGGTAGAATTACCACCAGAAGATTATGTTAATTATGCTGATATGAAATCTAAAGCTATAGGTACGAAGAAGGGAGATATTATATGAAAATAATGTGTAGTAAATGTAATAAAGCTTTTGATATAAAATTAAAAAGAAAACATAGTCGCATATGTTTAGATTGTTATCAAAATGAATATAAAAAAACATATTTAAAATTAAAAAACGATATTTTATCTTATTATAGCAATAATAAAGTATGTTGTAATAAATGTGGTAAAACAGATATTAATATATTATCTATAGACCATATTAATGGTGGTGGTCGAAAACAATATAAAACAATCGGTATAAATATGAAAGGTGGAATATCATTCTATAGATGGTTAAAAAAGAATAATTATCCAAATGGTTATCAAGTATTATGTATGGGGTGTCAATTTATTAAAAGATATGAAGAAAATGAGTGTGGTAAAAGATCGTCAACACATAAGTATAAAGCAAAAATAAAATTAAATATTATAACACATTACTCAAATAAAACATGTAAATGTAATATCTGTGGAGAAACGGATATACGACAATTAACTATAGATCATATTAATAACGATGGTGCTGAACATAGAAAAATAACTGGCGGCAGCGGTAATTCTATGTACGAATGGATAGTTAAAAATAATTATCCTAATAATCCACCATTACAGGTTTTATGTATAAATTGTAATATGGCAAAAGGTAAATCAATATGAAGGTTTTATTCATTGGTCCATATAGACAAAATGATGGTTGGTCCGAAGCGTCAAGGGCTTTAATTAATTCTATATTAACCATTAAAGAAATTGATCTTACACTAAGACCAATATTTTTAGCCGGTAATAGAGAAATAACGCTAGAAGATCATTTTACCCCATTAGAAAATAAAATAAATGAACATTATGATGTTATTATACAACACTCATTACCAGAATTTTTTCATTGGCACGAAGGTAGTAAGAATATAGGATTTTGTCTAAGTGAAACCAATCATTTAGAATTTACGCCTTGGATTAGTGCGATGAATTTAATGGATGAAATTTGGGTATCTAGTACTGTAGAATTAAAATCATTAAAGAACTCATTGTGTACAACCCCCATTATTATTATGGGTGAAGCTACAGATACTAATAAGTTTTTAAAGTCATATGTTCATAATGTTGATAACTTTACATTTTATACTATTGGTGAGGGCGAAAGAAAGAATTTTAATGCTCTATTAATGGCATTTCATAGAGAGTTTGATAGAAACGAACCAGTGGATTTACTCATTAAATCATCTAATCTATCTGTTGATGCTCTTAATCAATTAAAGGCACAATTTGGCATATATAAGAACTTAGAGCAATATAAGCAAGAAAAGCTGGTGCTAAATAGACTATCAGAACATGATTTAAACCAAATGCACATGGACTGTAACTGTTTTGTAATGACCTCCTACGGTGAGGCATGGTGTAGACCAGCATTGGACGCTCTTGGATTTGGTAAAACCCCAATAGTAACAGATAATACTGGTACAACCGATTTCATTGATAATAATAACGGATGGGTAGTTAAAAGTTATGAAACGCCGTGTTTAGTACAAAATAAGCCATTAGAATACTTATATACCAGTCGGGAAACATGGTTTAGTATAGATATATTAGAACTACAAAAAGCAATGAGAGAAGCATATACAAATAGACAGTTGAAAAATAAAAAGGCTGCCCAAGGTATTAAAGATATAAATAAATACTCTTATCAAAACAGGGGTAAGATAATTAGACAAAGATTATTGGGGGATCAATAATGAGTGTAATAGCTAATATTATAAGAAATGCTACTAGAACCCCATATCAACCATTAAATATTCTTGTGGCCCCATATAATAACACTTTTGAACTATCTCTTAGCCAAGGTACGCCGCACCATTTTTATCTATTGTATGAAATGCAAATTGCTCCTGGTGAAAAAGTATTAGACAAAAAACTACACTATTTAAGTACCGACATTAAAAATTGGTCCATATCATTAGACCTTGATTTAATCATATGTAATGATATTACAACGCAAATTTCATCATGTTCTCAAATATCAAAAATACTACATATACCCTTATTAATCATTCACCACTTTGTTAAACCTGATTTTGTTAAGAATGAAGATATACAGATATTAAAAGATAATAGCGCAAATGATACTATTGTCTCTATGAGTGAGGAAATTAATGATAGTTGGTATGCTAACTTTCCTGTGATGCCACATCCTGATAATGCACCAGCATTTACAGATAAGTGGAATAATCTATTTAATGATATAAGCCAAAAACCATTTATAGGATAAATTATGAAGTTACAAATTGTATTACAAATGCCCAAAAATGAAGATAAATCATCTGAATACACATATATATTACCAGATGAAATTATGCAGGTAGAAGATGGTTCATTTACAAATATAGAATTGTCAAACGTATTAGACTTTATCCCACAAAGATTGGACTATTTAGAGTTGTGTGTAAGAAAATTAAGGGATCACGGCACCATATCAATGTGCGGTCTTGACATATTAGAAATAAGTAAATCTATTATAATAGGTAAATATACCGCCGATGAAATTAATCATATGATTTATCAAGGTAAACAATCACTAGACTGTCTACAAAGACTATTGGTGTGGATGCACAATATGGATATGAAGATATTGGAAAAAAGACTGGTGGAAACCACATACTATTTAAAGGCGTCAAAAGAATGATTAAAAAATTACATACTCCGTGTAAAAAATGTATATTTGCCACCTATGAGGACATTACTCAAACTGGTTGTAAATTAAATTTAATAGAAAAATTTAAACAGTACGACACAGAGGTAATAGAAGCGTTTGATGAAGAAAAGGAATTCTATATTATAAATGGCACCAAATGTATACATATGCGCGCGTCAGATTGGACCGGTTCTACACTTCCGTTAGAAGAACAAATTACCCAGGTAACTAAAGAAACCAACCTGCATTTTCACGCCATAGTAATATTAGATAATGATATTGAAAATCTTAAAAACACCATCAATTCTTTAACTGCTCAAACACTGAAACCATCTCAAATAACACTAATAAGAAAAGTAGATAATACTATTCCACCATCTGAACTAGTAGAAATATGTAGTAC